TTAATCTTTCTTTTCTTTGCAATTATCAAAGTGCCATCTTTTGGCATTTCCTTTATCGCTAAGTTTACCACAATGTGGACATTCAATTTTTTCCATTTCAACTCCTTTATTCCAAGCAACTTGAGCACCTTTCAGACCTTTATTCCATGGCTCAACTCCCTTAGAATGATGTTCTTGATTTTTATATCTTTCTTTTAAAGTTTTTGACCTCTTTTCTTTTTCTTCCTCTGTCATAGGTTCTAATTTTAATCCTTTATTCCACACAACTTGAACCCCTTTTAATCCTTTGTTCCAAGGAATTCTACCCTTCAATCCTTCTGAAATTTTCAGTCTATATCCTTCATCATATTTCCCAACAAGTCCTTTATTCCAAGGCTCCAAACCCATTGGTCTATTAATAGATATCTCGCCATTTTTATATTTACTTTTTAGTGTTTCTGATATCTTATTTTTAGACTCATCTGATAAAATACCAACACTCTGTCCTCCTGTCTTTAGATTATAATTAGATTTATTCTTAACCCAATCTATATCAACATGGACTTTCTCAAGTTCTATCAGTTCATCATATGAATCACAAAATTCTAAAATTTCTCTTTTAAAATTATCTTTACCATATTTTTCGAGAGCTTCTGTTAAGGCGAATCCACTACCTAAATATCCATCATCTAAATTATTAGTCTTGTGTATACCTATGTAAGTTTTACCATTAATTAAATTTGTTGTTTTATATAATATAAAGAATGTTTCCATATACTATATATAAAAATCCTCCTCCCCTGTGGATAATATTTAATCTTGTAGTAGAAGATCTGCGGCCGATGTGCTGGCGAAACCAAGTGGTTTTGCCCACACTCGAAAACCCATGCCTCTAAGCCAAGGAGTATAACTTTTATAAGCAGCAAATGATTTATTTTTCATGATACCTTTTTCATTAAGTGATCCTTCAAAGGGATTGAAATCAACATGAACATCAATTGTTCTGAAATCAATCATATCCGCTGGTGTCAAAAAAAGAGCATTCATTACAGCCTCTTCTTGATGAAGTGGAACATGTGAATATTCGCCTGAACATTTAAGAAGGTGGTATTTATATCTCTTTCTCTCTCTATCAGTCAAATCGGTCCTCTGATAGAAAACTGATAACTCGGAGTCTAAATAAACTCCTAAGTCATGCAGATACTGTGCTTCTCTGAATAATCTTTCGTTATTTTCTCTAATTTTAGGACAACTTTCTCTAAAGAAAACTACGTGAGCTCCTCTTCTCAAGTCTGTATTATACATCATAATTGTAATTGCATAAACAGTTCTACGTCTCTTTTGAATAGAGTCGCAACCGATTGAGATAGTGACACCTGGATCCTTATTAATATAATCTTTTAGATATTCTATAATATCTGGAATATAATCACCTCCGAATTTTTTAAATCTATTTTTAAACATAATCTAACTCTTCACTTAATTTTACAACTTTCAGTATAGATTGTTTAACAATCTCTGGTGGAAAGACGACAAATGTATCGTCTATGAGTGTTAATTCAAATCCATCATTTAGATAAAAACCTTTGACCATAGTGATTAAATCCTCATAATGTTGCTCAGATAACTGAGCAGGTTTACCTAAAAATTCACCATATTTGTTTACTAAAACAAGTCTAATTGTAACCATAACTTTAACTAAATTTATTAAATCAAAAAAGAGGGGAACCAACCGTTCCCCTCTGTCAACCTAATTACTTACCTGGCTTGTTGATTTTTTTGATGGTTCTCAACAAATCTTCGAATTGAAGAAGGAACTTTTTCAACTTTGGATTAGTAACATCAGCGATGTTATCTAAAATGTAAAGTAGGTAAGCTGTCTTTTCATCATCACCAACGTTCTTCAAGAACTTGACACAGTTATCTAACTGTTTTTCAGTCAACTTAGTGATATCAATCTCTTTCAATGACTGAATCAATTCAGAGTTCTTATCACGGTTGTATTTCTCAAGGTCTTTTTTGATACGGTCGTAATCATTAAGAACGTCTTGAATGGAGATATTCAACATATCTTCACAGTATTGAATGAACTTCATCGCTGAATTACCAACATATCCAGAAGCGACTTCTTTCAAAAGTGGTAGAAACTCACGAGGTGAAGCGTCCATTCCCCAGTTTTCAGTGATGAACTTGGACAACATCGTCCAAGAACGTGGAGTCGCGTAACCCTTAGTGTTATCACTTGTTTTATACATTTGCTCTGGGTGAGCTTTGATAAATGAAGTGATAAGTTTATGACATCCAGTCTCTGCGAAATCACCTAACCATTCTTGAACAGAAAGTGAGTGAGGAATGTGAATTAGACGGTTGTTAAGTGCTGAGTCAAATTCTTCAACATCAGTTCCATCTTCATCACCCAAGTTACCAGATGCCATCATAATAACATTAGAATTGAACTTGAACTCACCAATCTCACGCTCAAGTAGGATTTGTAGAGCCGCGTTACGAACAAACTGTGGTGCTCGGTTCAACTCTTCAAAGTGAATTAACGTCGGACGTTGGTTAGCCTCATAAGCCCACTTTGGAACTGCGTATCCGGAAACTTTAATTGGTTTACCCTCGAATGTTCCATCTTCAAGATAAGGATATTTGAAATCTGATTCATCAGACATCGAAAGACGCATATCTAAATAAGCGAATCCCATTTTCTCAGCGATTGAACGACCGATTGCTGATTTGGCAACTCCGGGTTTAGATGAAATAAAGAGGACTCCATATTTTGCCCACATAATAGCAAAATACTTTTGTTCTTTTTCAGTTAGATTACCGAGTTTATCTAACATTTCTTGTGACATTCCATTAGGTTTCATTGACATATTATTTTCGTTTTAATTTTAACAAAGTTAGTTATTATTTTTAAATTTCCAAATTAATTTGAGAAATTGACTACATTTTTTCGGATTTCTTTTCCCAGAGTTTGGTCATTGCACATACCAATGGCTTTTACAAAGCTATCATTTTTGAAAGCCTTTCTTACTTCTCTACCAAGTTCAAAGTCATTAGGAAAAGACTTTACAAGACTCTTCAAAGTTTGAAAGTTTTCTTGAGAAAACAATTTTGTAGATGTTATATTCATATCGTTCATAATTTATACAAATTTAGAAAAATGTTTTTTAAAATCAATATTTTCAGATAAAATATTTTTTCTTTTTAAGGTTCCAATTCCATCATCAGTAACAATCCAGTAAATTGGCTTGATTGAATTTATAAGTTCGTTGATTAGTGGATTGGTTTCACCAATACCTGTTTTTCTATAATCATCAGCAATATCTACTACTTTTACATAATAATTTGAGTCTTTTTTATAACTTTCAATCGAGTTTATACAACTATAAAGAACATAATCACTGTTTTCAATTCCGACATTTATCAGAATATCTTGTTCAATAGACTCTTGTTCTAAAATATCATTAATTTTATTTTTACACTCTGTCACAAATTCTAAAACCTCTTTAGCATCTAAATCTACACCAGATTCAATAAAATCTTTGATAATTTGTTGTTTTTCGGCAATTGTATCACTGGAATTAAATTCTAATTCAAATTTTTCTATATTCATATTACATTAAGTCTTGAGAGTAACAAAGAGATAACTCTAATCTTTTAATTAATTCACAAATCATTTTATAATCAGGATCTTCTTTACCATCTTTTAACATACTCTGCATTTCTTCCTGACATTCATAAAGTTTAGTTAAAAGTTTTTGTTGTTTAGTCTGTGACATAGTAGAACTTTTTTTTACAAATATAATGATTTAATTATAAATATCAAATGGTTGTCAAAAATTAATATATAATATGTGAAAAATTTGAATTCTTTTGATGAAATGAATTATCATATTATCAAAAAAACAACTAATATATAAGATATGGCGTCAAGGCTTTTTTGTTATAATCCTCATCCAAATAGTGCAATTTCAGGAACTGAACAGGTTGGAGATATTGCTGCGGTGACAGGTGTAGTAGTCCCAGATACTAGCTTAGAGTGGTGGAATGGACCAGATGAGGACCCAGGCTACATAATTGCTTATACAGATCCGACTGGAAATAGACCAAATGCTCCTGAAAGAATACTAGCTGTAAATTACACTTGTCACATCGGTTTTTTTAGAACACCAGTTAAAACTGAGCAAAGTTTTGTTGATTTGACGCAAATCGTCACTGGTAATTATTCGTTAACAAATGGCTCAGATGCTAAGACTTACTTAAATAATAATGGATTTTGGACATCATACACAGCATCAGTCATTCCTACACTAGATGGTGAATATTACCTTTTTATGGATGCTAGTGATAATTCTAGTTACAACGGAGTTGGACCAATTTGGTATGATATTACTGATAATAACCTACCTGGTTCATTGAATTCTGGTGTGACTTTTTCTTCAAATGACGGTGGATATTTTGACTTTGATGGTGTTGACGACACTGTTAGTATATCAGACTCATGGCCACTCAACTTAAGTACAGGACAATATAGAACATTCCAAGTTTGGACTAAAATTGATACTCTACCTGTTAGTGGATTTAAACCAATATTTGGCAAGTTATCTAGCTCTTACGCATTTGATGGTTATTATTTGGCCGTAAATAGCGATGCGACTATAAGATGTGTTACCAACGGTGGATCAATAGCCAAGACAAGCACATCAACCGCTACCGTATCAACCGGTCAATGGTATTTTATAACGTTTACAACCGTAATTTCAGCAACTGCGGGTTCTACAAAAGTTTGGTTAAACACCACACAAATAATATCAGCTACACACGGAACCGATACGTATAGTGAAGCTAATGATTTTTATATGGGTTATATCGGACCAGGTGTTAGCTCACAATATTTTGATGGAAAAATAGGATCTCTTTATATCTATGGAAAAGATTTTGACTCTTCGTTAGTTCAAAATAATTTCGATGCTACAAAAACTAGATTTGGACTTTAATATAATTAATAGATAGTGAATGGCTACTTCAAGAGCATTTTGTTATAACCCATCTCCTAATCCATTAATTTCAGGAACTGAACAAGTTGGAAGTATTGCGGCGGCTACAGGTGTCGTAACAATTAATCCGAGTTTACAATGGTGGAATGGTCCAGATGAAGATTCGGGATATGTTATAGCCTATGCTGATCCGTCCGGTGAGAGACCAAATGCACCTGAAAGAACATTTTCAACCAATTATCAGTGTAACATCGGGTTTTTCAGATCAGCTCAAAAAACAGAACAAAGTTTTGTTGAATTGACTAGATTGATATCCGGTAGTAGTTCTATTGACAATGGAACTCAGTCAAAAACCTGGCTTAACACTAACGGATATTGGACTTCGTATGGAACAATGCTAGGAACAATAGATAATCCAGCAGTAAGTGCTCAAGCTATCTACAACTCTGGTCAAACTACATCGGGTTGGTATTACATTAAAACATCATCGATGGCTACCGCTAGACAAGTATATTGTAATATGACTGACCAAAGTGGTGGATGGATGTTGATAGCTTATAATCCAACAAATACACTTACCGCTGGAAATGCATATCCAAACGTTTGGACTTCAGGAGCTGGTGGTTCGTTTTCTAATAAGTTTTGCGTTGATGTTCAAGACTTATGGTATAATAATGGTGTTTCTCAGTGCACTAAAGTTATGAAGATGGCATCAACAACAGCTTCGCTTACACCACTTTTATCTGGAATGGAAATAGCAAACAAAGTTGTTTACAATAATCCAAGCAACTTATTAATTAGTAGAACTTTCTCATCGACTCAAAGTGCAGTGACTGTAAATAATACACCAATGGGTGGAAGTTGGTCAGCCATCAAAGGTCACACGCTTATGACTGGACCACTCAATGTGAATGCTCCTGGTGATTGGATATACTTAGCAAATAATCAATGGTGGACTGTTTGTGGTCCTTCTACTGCTTATCCCGATTCACAGGGAAGAAGTGGAAATGCTCAAGGTTCGGGTTCTTGGACGAATATTGCTTCAAATGCTATTTATGGTGTATCAAACGTTGCTACAACTACTAACTCACTTAGATCTGATATAAAAACATACGCCGTTTATATTAAATAATCATGGAAAATTTGAGACAAATAAATGATATCAACTACACACCACTTCAAGGTGATAATGTAAAAATTGGTGAAAGAATAGGATTTCTTTTAGATGAAAATTTTAGTCGAATTCAATGGGTAGATAACGACGAGGTTGAGATTTGGACCGGTGGTTGGGTCTCTTTTGTTGAGGCTGGAGGATTTGTTTTAATAATATAATATATACTTTATGGCAACTCATAGACCTTTTCGTTATAACCCTCACACAAATCCTGTCATAACAGACACTGAACAAGTTGGAGACATCGCAGCTGGTATAAACAAACCAGTAATTGATGCGGTAGGTGAATGGTGGAATGGTCCAGATGAAGAAGTAGGATACGTAATCGCTTATTTAGACCCAAGTGGTGATCACCCCAATGGCCCAGAAGACTTACTCTTAACAAATTATGTTTGTCATATCGGATTTCACAGAACTGGAACTAAATCAGATTTAGAATTTGTTAAACTTGTTAGAAAAATAGCCAATAATAACACATTTGTGACTGGAGTTCAAGCAAAACAATGGTTGAATTCAAATGGTTACTGGACATCCTGGCCCGGTGCACTACCGACTGGGATGGTCCTTTACTTAGATGCTGGATTTACTAGCTCATTTGCTGGAACAGGTTCTAATACTTGGTTTGATTTATCAGGTAAAGGAAATCACGGAACTTTACAAAACGGAGCTACATTCAGTTCTGAAAATGGTGGTAGTATAGTTTTTGACGGAGTCGATGATTATGTATCATTTGCAAGCGTTACGGATATTCCAATTGGTAATGAATCTTATACAATCAGTGCTTGGTTTAATTCTGATCAAATGCCATCTGACAGGGGTTTCATAGGATGGGGAGAGTTTGGAAATGTAAATCAAGTAAATGCTTGGAGACTTAGAAATAACGGTGGAAATACTAGTTTTAGACACTATTGGTGGGGAAACGATTTAGATTTTGACACACCGACTCAATTATCTACTGGTGTTTGGTATCATGGTCTGGTTACATATGATGGAACAACAAGGTCAATGTGGATAAATGGTGAGTTTGTCGGAAGTGACACACCGGTAGGACACAATGTGGGGTCAGCAGCCAATCTTACAGTCGGAGTTACCGCTCAGTTTTTAGGAGAATGGTTTGATGGTAAATTATCTCAAATTATTGTTTACAATCGAGGTGTCAGTTCGGCTGAAGTTGAGATGATTTACTCATCTGGTAAAAACAGATACGGATACGACAGTGCTATATCTTCCGGTTTAATATTGAATTTAGACGCTGGTTCTACGTATTCTTATCCTGGATCTGGAACTAATTGGGAAGACTTGGCTGGTAGTAATGATGCTACTTTAGTGAATACTCCAACCTATAACTCATCTTTTGGTGGATATTTAAACTTTGACGACGCTTCTGATGAGTATGCAACTGGTCCAGATTTAGGAAATTTATCAGAATGGACCGTTGAAGTTTGGTTTAGATTGACAAGTTCAATTTCAAGTAAAGTATCATCTTTGGTTACAAATGTTTGGAATGGAGTTTCGAGCTTAAATTTTAGTATCGGAACTAATAATGCCCCAGTAAATTATAATCTTTGTGTTGGTTTTTTTGATGGTCAGTGGAGAAATACAACAGGATTTACTCCAAATTTGAATCAATGGTATCAAGTTGTGGGAACTTATGACGGAACAACTATTAGACAGTATGTAAATGGAACCGCCTCAGGTGGTACCTCAACTTATTCAGGAACACCGACATCTGGTGGTGGTTTAAGGTTTATGAGAAGATGGGATGATGTAGTTTCTTCTTCTAATTTGATGGATGGTGACCTACAAATTGTTAGAATTTACAATAGACCACTTACATCTCAAGAGGTTCAACACAATTATAATATGAACGCTGCTAGATTTAGTTAATTTGTGGTCCCTCACGGGTTCGAACCGTGGACCTACTGATTATGAGTCAGTTGCTCTGACCTACTGAGCTAAGAGACCAATTTTTTTTTATTTAATTTCTATATTGAATTTTCATAATTGTTTCACAACGATGTAAAATAATCTATAAAATTAAAAAAAAACTTAAAAGTTTTTTTCACAGTGTTTTTAAGTGAAAATACTGAAAACATTAGTAAAAATTTTGTAAATTATTATGCGCTCATAATTTTTTTTGTTTTAAATTTAATATATATCTAAGTTGATCATATGATCAAATAAAAAAATTAACCACTACAAAATGAAAATTTTAAAAATTATTAGCAGCTTGCTGTTACTTCTGAGTTTTGCGTCAAACGTAAGTGCTCAGACTGGTCCACCAGCACCCTCATCCGGTATCTGGGGTATCATCGACACCAACTATCAAGTTGGAACAAGTGTTCAAGGTCATACTACCGCTAAATTGACTTTACAGAATACAACTTTTTCTAAAATTACAGGTGTTCAGTTCAGAGTGTTTTATGATAAAAACGCGTTCTCTTCTGTAGCAGTTTCACTTGTAAATCCAGGTGCTAACCTCTACGTTCAGAGTTTAGACAACAATGCTAACGGTTATGTTACAATAACTTTAGTCTATACTGGTTCGAGTTCAACATATACTCTACCGAATGGTGAGACATTTTTGTTGGATTTTACACACATCACACCAAGTTCATCATTTCAAGCTTTAGCAGCTATTTCTAATCTAACTTGGACAGGTGTAACTGCTTACCCACAAGTTGCAGCTGAACAACCAGGAAATGACATAGCTTTATCTTTGCATAACTATGGTGGAAACTTTATAAGACCAACACTGGACTATCACGGAACTTTCACAAATGTCACCGGTTCACCAGCTAAATTTTTACATTTAGCATTAGAGAAAAAACCTAAAACATCAAACGTATGGTCACAACATGCGACATATGTTACTGACATAAACGGTGATTTTCAGTTGAGTGAAACAATTGATACGACATTCTGGGATGTTAGACTAGCTCTACAGGGAGACACAATGGCGGTTGGTAATGTCATCTCTGTAGCAGATGCTCAACAAATAAATCAATGGGTTTTGGGCACAGGAACTCCTCAATCTTGGGATTTCTATCATTCAGATGTAAATGCTGACAACAACATGACTATCTCAGATGCTTGGGGTGTATTTGGTAGAATATCTGGAAGATTTAACGTGTGGCCTAACAACGTAAAAGATGTCAAATTCTTTACAGTTTCTGAATACAATACAATCACTGGTTCACCAGCGACTAATTACACTTCTACAATAGCTGGACAAACTAACTTTTATTTTAATATCTTACCAGGTCAACCTGACTCAGTTACATTCTATGTTTTAGTTCCTGGAGATGCCAACAACACAGGCTATCATATGGCTCGTTTAGTTCCAATTACTATTGAGAATCCAACTAATGCACCTGAATACTTGATTGATGAATCGGTTGAGTATGATTTTAATGTTTCTTCAGTTGAGGTAAATGTTCCTTCACTTTCAGTTGAAGAAGGTAACTTAGTGAAACTACCAGTCAAATTATTCACTGGTGGTAAAAGCATCGGAGCTTTACAACTATCATTAAAATATGATGAAGAGTTATTAGAGTTCATTGAATTAAATAATAGTGAAAAATCTATGAACTGGATGAGTTTCATCAATCCAATGGATGGAATTGTCGAGTGGGGTGGATTTGACGCTTCACAAAACGAAAACTTATTCATCGATGGTGAAACAGTTTTCACACTTAACTTTTTAGCTAAGAAACCACAAGGTGAGTGGGCGGTTAGTCCACTTTATACAACAAGAAAATTTGTTGGTGATGATAATGCTTCTGATATGGGAGTGACACCTACTAATGGAGTTTATGAGGTAAAAGCACTTAATGGAGTAGAATTGAAAGAGAATGAAATTCTAGTTTATCCGAATCCAACTACTGGAGAAGTTGTTATCAAATTCAACGTATCAATTGATGGTGATGTAAGTCTAGCATTTGTTGATGGTAATGGTAAAAAAGCAATTACAGTATTTGAGCAATACATGCCAAGTGGAAACTACGCTTACTCAGCTACTTTAGAAAGTTTAAGACCAGGAACTTATTATACTACACTTACCACTAAAGCTGGTATATCTGTTAATAAGACAATTTTGGCAAAATAAATTTAAAACATAATCACTCTCTGGGGAACTGGTGAGTGGTTATCTAAAACACAAAAAATAAAAAGTAAACTATGGCAAGAAAGAAAGCAGAAGAACAAGAACCACAAGAAGGGTCTTGGTCAGGACTTAAGAAAACAATCATCGGAACACTTACAACTGTAATTGCGGGAGGTGGTGTTTGGTTATCAACAATTTTATTCGGTGGTGGTGACGAACCAGCTGAAGAACAAAAAACAGAACAAGCAGCTCCAGCTCAGGGTGCACCAGTTATCGTTAATGTTCAACAAAACCAAGAAAACAAGCAAAAAGTTGAAAATGGTGGAAACACTGTTATCAGAGAAAGAGTTATTGAAAAACCAGCAGCTCAAACTCAACAACCAGCAGCTCCAGTAAAGAAAGAAGAGGATTCTTGGTAAAAAAAATAAAAATAAACTAAAATATGAAACTATCAAATTTTTTTAATTCAAAAACAGAATATGTAAAAGTAGAAGATAAAAACAGATTCTACTACATGCTACAACAAATGCAAGCAAATAGATGGAGAATCACAGCAATCGTTTTAGGATTATTCTTCTTTATTATCTTGGGTATAAATGCCGGTGTATTTGCGGGAGCTTCAATTGGTGAAGATTGGAAAGAAATGTTACTTATTCTTTTAGGTGCTTTTGTTGGTAACTTGAATAAAGTTGTTGACTACTGGTTCAACTCAGAGGATAGAGATAAAATGTTAATTCAAAAAGTTGACGAAGAAGATGGTGTTACTCTATCTAACGTAGCAGAAGTTGAAGACATTAAAAAAAAAAGTAGCACAGTAACTGAAGAAGTTAGTGAGGAACATACATCATTCGAGAAAGTTGAAGTTGATGAAGACGGAGATGGTGTCAATGATGGATACGACACTGACGGTGATGGTGTTATTGATGAATACTTTGAACATAGAAATTGTCAACACGTTTGGGGAGATGCTGACGGTGATGGTTTTGAAGAATGTCTAATATGTGGACTTCTTAGAAACGAATCTGAAAAGTAAAAACCAAATAAAAAAAGAAAAACATAATGAAACCACTACGAATAATTTTAACAATGGCTTTGGTGCTGCTTGGTTTTAGCCAAGCAGCATTTAGTCAGGTAGGCTCTGTAAAAACAGAATCTTATCAAGCATCTTTTGAGAAGACACAATCAATTGATAGCGTATCAAACTATACAGATACAATACAAGTTCCTATTCAATTACTTAAAATCGGAATCAATGCCGAACTGTATGAACTTTATCCAGAACTTAAAGACAAAAGAGTTGGTTTAGGTGTTACAAATATTGTCATTGAATATTTAGAAATGACAGGTAGATTTGTTTTTACTGAAGAAAAAGAAGAAATCAAACAAAGAATGATTGCTCAAGATAAAGCTTCAGACAAAGGAGTATCATCCAATAAAATTGAAGTTAAAGGTAATGTAGTTTTAGCAAAATACTTTGTTTACATTGAAGTTTATGACTTCTCAGTTTCAGAAGATGAAGTTGTTAAAATAAACGGTGAACAAAAAACTACACAAACTACAAGATTAGGATTACAGATTAAATTCGTAGATGCTGAAACTTCCGAAGTTTTAGTAGGTTCTGGCTTAGGTGAAGCATCAACTATCAAAACCGAATCTATATTAGATGGTGTTGAAGATGGTGTTAAGTTTAATCAATCAACTATTGGTATAACAACCAAAAAAGCACTTGAAACTGCTTCTTCAAGAGTTGTAACAAGAATGATCAAAAAAGGAATTTTCAAAAGCTAAATGAAATTAAAGTTTTTATTTACTTTTTTCCTAATCTTATTAACAACATCTGTATTAAAGGCTCAAACGTTTGTATACACTTACACTGATCCTTGCACTGGTTTGTTAAAAAGTATGAACGTGCCTTCAAATGGAGTGACCGTAACTTATTTTAATCAGGTTCAAACATTTAATCCAAATGATTTTCAAAATGGTGTTTTTGAGACTTGGGCTAATGGTGTTTTAGCAACTTACGGAAATTCTAATCCTTGTGGTTCGGTAATCGGTGTAGGAACTTCAATAGATGTTGCTCAAGGTTCAGCAATCAATTTTATATCAATTATAAATAACATATCTGCTTTATCAGATATGCAAAGTGCTATGGGTGGTGGGTCACTTAACACTATGAGTGTTATAGAAAGTGCCAAATCTGCTTCTGGAAAAAAAGATAAAAAAGATAAAAATAAAAATAATTCTAACAGTGAACAAAGTCAGACTACTGTAACTACTAACACAACAACACAAAGTGGTCAGTCTGGAAACGAAGGTCAATCAAATAATCAAACCCAAAGTAACGAAACTTCAAGCAACCAAAATTCCACTTCTGTTAATGGTTCACAATCTAATAATCAGAGTTCGTCTCAAACAGCCACTTCTGTTAATGGTTCACAATCCAATAATCAGAATTCGTCTCAAACAGGAGAAGGATCTTCTCAAAATTCAGGTTCACAAACTAATCAAAGTTCAAGTCAAACAGGAGAAGGATCTTCTGTTAATGGTTCACAATCCAATAATCAGAATTCGTCTCAAACAGGAGAAGGATCTTCTCAAAATTCAGGTTCACAAACTAATCAAAGTTCAAGTCAAACCGGAACTTCTCAGAATTCAACTTCACAGTCATCTACAAGTCAAAATTCCGATCAGATTAATCAAAATAGTTCACAAACTAGTCAGTCGAATCAAACTTCTATTAACTCAAATAGTTCACAAACTCAAAGTAGTGAAAGTGGACAAAACGGAGGTGGTCCGATTAATTCAACTGGTCAAATAAATCAGAGTTTATCCAGTTCTACACAAACTGGTGAAGGTAATTCAGAATCGAATAGTTCTCAGAATCAAACAAATCAAACTGCTCAAAGTTCCCAGGTTGTTGAAAATGGAAACAATACAAACTCAACACAAAATCAAAATGTTGAAGGTGGTCAAACATCTCAAAACTCAACTCAAGAAAATGTAAACACTACTCAAAATTCAAATGAGATAAATCAAAATTCAACAAACCAGAATGTTGAACAAAATACTAACTCTTCACAAAATACTCAAAGTAGTGAGATAACAAATGCTCAAAATTCACAAAATCAAAATAGTGAAGTGTCTAATCAAAACCAGATAAATCCTGATTTTAATGGTGGAAATCAGACTAACAGTCAATCTACATCTTCTACTAATACAAGTGGTTCAAATGGTGGAAGTCAAGGAGGATCTAGTGAAAATACACCAAATGGTTCAGAAAGTGCAACCGAAACAACAGAAGATAAAAAGACTAATATTTTAGGTGGAACTGTTGTTTCAACACAAAGGTCGACTGAAAATGGAAAACCACAGATTGTATTAAGTTCTGATTTTGCGGGATTCAACTTTAGAGATAAAGAAGTAAGTTTTGGTGGTAAAGGAACTGCTGGTTGGTCAGCACTAAGTTGGGATGGTAGAAAAAGCTACGGTGTTCTTTTAGACTATACATCCGTTATCAGAGGACCAAATATCACTGGATTCTATGCTAATATCGCTAAAAGAAGAATCGATTTGATATCAGCAACTGGGACAATCAGTTTTTATGGCAGAGGTTCTCAATATGGAACTTTAGCCGTTGGTCAAATGTGGAGTTTCCCTAAAGTAAAAAACTTGAAAGCTATTTACTTAGCAACTGGTTCCTTTGGAAATGTTTATGGTGAAAAGTTCTTAGGAACAGCAATGATAGCTGGTGGTATGTATGATTGGAAAGTATCTAAAAGAATTGATGTTAAAATGATGAACCTATTTATTTACGCTCCCTATGTAAGCTACTACAACGATATATTATTAAAATCTCCTTATGTTATTATGCCAATTATCGGGACTAATATCGGAATCACAAAGAAGTTTAAATTCAACGTGAATTTCGGAGGAGCTTATGCGATAAAACAAAATGTAATGAATTTCACTTTGATGTTCGGAACCAGATTTGCCTTATGAGAAACTTAATTATAACCTTACTTATCATTTTCAACATCTTTTTAGTAGATGCGCAACCATTTAGTTATTCTGGTTGGGTTAGAGGAGCTAATGAACAAGGTATTGCTAATGTACCGGTGACGCTTTGGGGTAGAAGAACTGACCCGTATGATATAACATATCCTGCTTATTCAACAGCTGCTTCTTATACAACAGGAACAGTTATACCTTCATCTGATGATGTAACACACGGACCGTTTAATATTGGTTTTACTTTTAACTTTTTTGGAAACAATTATACACAGTTTTATGTTGGTTCAAACGGATGGATTGGTTTTAGTCCTGGTCAAACTACTGGATATGTTGCACAATACATACCAAATGCTTCTTCACCAATGAACTGCATTTTAGCGGATTGGGAAGACTTATTACCAGGAGCTTCTAATATCAGATATGTTACAATTGGGACAGCACCAAATAGACAGTTAGTTGTTTCTTTTAATGCAGTTCCACATTACAGCTGTGGAGCAAACCTTCATACATTTCAATTTGTGTTAAATGAGACATCTGGAGTAATTGATATCAACTATCAATCTAAACCACAGTGTGGTGCATCAAATGCTACAGCTGGTTTAGTAAACTCAAATAACACAAATGTTGTGCCAGTTGGTGGAAGAAATGCTTCGCAATGGACTGCTACTAACTTATCAGTGAGATTTACACCATCTCTTCCAGAGACAGTATTTACTCTTAAAGGAACTTATTTGACTAATGCATCAGGATACTTTACGATGGTTCCTAACTTAGATGCTCAATCATATCAGTTTGAGGTGAGATTAGATAATTTTACATTACCAAACTTAACTTCTACAGAAGCAAATTATTCAATACAACTGTCTCAATTACAAACTCCGTTGAATTCTAAGTTGTATTATTTACAAGATATAAATAATGATAGTAGAATAAACGTGGCTGATACTTGGTCAATTTATGGTAGAATGTCTGGTTTATTTCCAAATTGGCCAAATTCTCCTAATTATAGAATTTTTGACCAAGCACAATGGAATGTTATTAAAGTTGGAACCGCAAATCTTAAATCTACTTATCCAGGTGTTCAATCAATGGTAGTAACACCTACAAATGGAGGAACAACAACATTTTATGTTCTAAGAACTGGGTTTACAAATTAAAAAATAAAAAAATATATGAAAAAGTTTCTAAGTCTACTAATCACAATTTTACCAATAATGACAATCGCACAAACTTGTGTAACTGTTGATTCTGTTTATTCAACTTGTAAAGCAAAAGAAATAAATAGAAGAGATATTAGATTCGGTCTTAAACAAATAGCAGAAGATGAGCTGTCAAATAAATATTGTCTGTCTGAAGAAGGTAGCGATGTTGATTTAGAGGTATACTACTTTGGAACTCCGAAAACTACAATTAGAGTTTTAGGTGTTGAAAAAACAGATATGAAGACTCAAGTAGGTATAAAAATGTATTATAACGGACAAACTTATCAAGGCATTGGTGAGTCAGAAGTTGAAGTAAGAGCTGTTATGATAGAATTAGTTGAAGGTTCACTTCCTTTTAATCAAACTGTTCTTTCTTCTGCAATAAAAAAGGCAATAATTGAATGTGTTTCAAAAATGCCACAATAATCTTTTTCTTACTATTAACTACATCACTGTTTTCTCAAATAACAATAGATGATGTCGGTGATGGTTGGAAGAATCAGGTTGATTCTGCTTTAAGTCTTATCAAGAAAACATCTCCAGAACACTGGAAAGAAGTTAATGAGTATTGCACTCACATAACTTTTTGGCTTGGTGATTTTTCATCTACTACTGACTCATCAACTGTTATGATATCGACTAAAGATATTAAATTAAACTCTATAAATAATTTAGCTTGTATAATTATACACGAAACTCATCATCTCTACATACTTAATAAAGGTATTAAATTGACCGAACCAAAAGAAGAATTAGAATGTTATTTATGGGAATATGACTTTTTCAAAAAATTAGTGAATACGGAATATTGGTTAAGAGTTCACTTAATAAAGTGCATCACTCACTACTCCGAGAATTGAGTTTTCTTTTTTGAGCAAAAGCCAAAGCGGCCTCTCTGACCCACTCGCCATCTTCTTTTGCCTTTCTTCTAGCATCAATTCTTTCCCTATTACAAGGTCCATTTCCTTTTACAACTTCCCAAAATTCAGTCCAGTCTATTTCTCCGAATTCGTAGTGACCGGTTTCTTCATTGAACTTTAAATCTTTATCTGGTATAGTTAGACCAATTAATTTAGCCTGTGGAACTGTTGCATCAACAAATTGTTGACGTAACTCATCATTAGTGTGTCGTTTAATTTTCCATTTGATTGATTGTTCAGTGTGTTTAGAATCAGCGTCATTTGGACCAAACATCATAAGAGAAGGCCACCAAAAACGATTTAGTGCATCTTGAGCCATTTCTTTTTGTTCACTAGTTCCAGAAGCAAGTCTGGTCATAATTTCAAAACCCTGTCTTTGATGAAAAGATTCTTCTTTGCA